GCGATTATCTTCGCATACCCTAAGAAACAATGGTCTGTGGCGAGACGTAAATTTCGAGACCTCACCAAGGCAGAAATTAAAGGAATATCTGGAATATAATGTATTCCAAAATTTCATCAAAAAGCGCTTGAAATTTGACCCAAAATCTGCGATAATGTGTTTTTAATCAATAAGAGATCGAACTATGTCTTACTTAATCCACCAGTTTCACCTCAGTGACAAAGCGTCTGACCACTTAAATTCCGTTGGTTGGGGCGGTGACTTCGGTGACTTTCCCGAGATCGCAATCCAGCGTGATGTCAAGTTCAGCGGTTCAGAAAACTATGAACCTTGGATGGAAGAGCACTTCACCTCAGTTGCTCGTGTGACGGGTGTTGATACCCTCGAAGATGTGTTTCATGTTGGTAATGGATATGGTCCTGAAGGGTCTTGCATCCAGAAATTCACTCGAATGCATTCTGTGTCTGTGGGTGATATCATTGTCAACGAGAAGTGTGGCACTGCTTGGATGGTTGATGGTCAGGGTTGGTCTAACATTGATTTTGGGAAACCGTTTTAAAATGAAAAGGATAGATATGACTTTACGTAATATAATTAACGAAGACTTCCTAGAAGAACTTATTAAAGAAGAATTAATGATGGACTTAGAGATTTCTGAAGACAATGCATTAAAATCAGCCTTGCGCACTGTAATTGCATATTATAGTGTGCCTGGCGAATACATGGAAGGAGCATATGATGGAGAGTAAAGTAAGTTTGGTTGGTATGACCAAACCCTCAGCAAAAACAGATTGTCACACTGCCGCAGATCTTATATCGTATGCGGCTAGAGTTAGTAATCCCGCTAACCAAAACAATAAAAAAACTTCTGCTAAGTTATTAAAATATCTTATCAAAGAAAATCATTGGTCTCCTTTTGAAATGGTATCCTTGACCATGGAAATTGTTACTACACGCGACATCAGTAGGCAAATGTTACGTCATCGTTCGTTTTCGTTTCAGGAGTTTTCTCAACGGTATGCTGTCAGTGAATCATTCACTACTAAAAGACAAGCCAGAAAACAACATCCGACCAACCGTCAGCTCAGTGAAGTAGATAATGATCCTGTTATTCAAAACAAAGCACAAGAAGTATTCAATGAAATGCAAGCCCAAGTTGCTCAAACTGCAAAAGATTATTATGAGATGGCCCTTAACAGTGGTATTGCAAAAGAACAAGCACGTGCATTATTGCCTGAAGGTTTAACCGAAACTACATTGTATATGTCTGGTACACTTAGATCTTGGATTCACTATTGTGATTTAAGAATGGGTAATGGTACTCAGCCAGAACATATGCAAGTTGCAAAAAAATGTTGGGAAATTCTTAATGCACATTTTCCTGATGTCATTTCAGCAATGGAGGAAATTAATAGTGAACGGTAAGAAAGCAAAACTAATGCGAAAGTTTGGAAAAGTTGACAAGAAAACAAAAAAAATGTATAATAGTCTTACGCACTCAGAAAAAGGTGTGTTAAAAGAAATATATAAGGAGGCTCCGGCTGAGAAAAAATGAACGTTTTTTACCTAGACCATAATCCAAATAAGTGCGCTCAAATGCACTTAGATTCACATTCGTCAAAAATGTGTGTAGAATATGCACAATTATTATCTACTACGCATCGCGTAGTTGACGGCGAAATGTGGTACGGTAGAACTACCAACGGCCGAAAGATACAACGTTACTTTCATCCAGATAGTGTGTTAAACCAAGAACTATATAAAGCGTGTCATATTAATCATCCTTCTGCACAATGGGTTAGATATTCAAAATCTAACTACCAATGGTTGTATGACATGTGGACAGCCTTATGTTCAGAGTACACGTTTCGTTATGGTAGGGTTCACGAATCATTTCGTAAATTAGAATACCACCTATTGATTCCACCTATGAACTTAAAAGATAAGGGGTTTACGCAACCAACGCCTGCAATGGGATCACACCCGCATTGCATTGTTGAAGGCGATTCTATATCATCATATAGAAATTATTATTGGGAAGCAAAACGAAATTTTGCTAAATGGACTAAAAGAAAAAAACCGGAGTGGTGGTATGAACGGGAAAGGATCGAAACCGAGACCCTTAAGTGTAACTAAAAGTGAGTTTGATGCACAGTGGGATCTTATTTTTGGAGGTAAAAATATGAAAATGCATCGCAAGGAGGTTACTATCTCAGAAACTATATCAAAGCATATGTCCCCCAACGGCAAGAAAGAAGCGATTGTTATTAAAACCGAACGAGGGTATGTTGTAGAATTGTATGAACAGTCACGATACATTCGAACCGTTGATTGCACTTCACATTCAATTAACTGGGCAGAAGACGTTGCCGAAAACTACGCACTAGGACTCCAAATACCATGAAAATTGTAATTGCAGGCTATGGTCCAGTGGGAAAAGCAATTCGATATGTACTAGAACAACGAAGTGGACTAGACATTTTTATCGATGATCCTGCAAAAGGATATAACTACTACCGCGATGAACAAATCGATCCAGTCGATGCTGTAGTTGTTTGTGTTGCGACTCCTATGAGAGATGACGGGTCTTGTAATACCGATCATGTCGAAGAGGTGTTTGTCAAATATGGTAATACCAAGTACTTGATAAAATCTGCAGTTGATCCTGTTTGGTTAGATTGGGAGACAGGTGTTCGCGATGGTAGTTTTACGGTCTCGCCTGAATTCTTAGGTAGTTCTAATATCAACCGTAATACAATGGAAGAGTTTGAACAACAGACCTATGCGATTTATGGTGGTGATGACCCGAGGTTTTGGGACGAGTTGTTTAAACCAGTACTGCCAAAATTAAAGGAAGTTAAGTATTGTTCACTGCAACAAGCCGCATTCGCCAAATATGTTGAGAATACATTTCTAGCAACCAAGGTAACTTTCTTCAACGAGATGTACCGAATATACAAAGAGATTGGTTTTGAGGGTTTCGATCAGATGGTCGATGCGATTACCATCGATCCACGTATAGGACGATCTCATACTCAGGTGCCTGGTCCTGATGGTAAATTCGGATACGGAGGTCACTGTCTTCCGAAAGATATGGCCGCGCTGAGATTTATAACAAATAATAGCCCTTTGTTAGACGTAGTTACCGACATTAATAATGAAATTCGATAAACTTTCTTTTAAAGAATCGTTTAGTGATACTATATTAGGAACGTTAGTCAATTTTCCTATGAATTTCCTATTGATTTCTTTTGCATTTCATGTTAAAATGAATGCATTCGAAACAACTTTATTTTGTACCGTTATTTTATTTGTGTTGGCTGTTGTTCGTAAATATATAGTAAGACTTCATTTTAAGGGTATTATTGATGAATAAAAAATATGAAGAACCTGATAAGTTTGTTCGTAAAAAGGTTCGTAAACCACGTAAACCCATGACCGAAGAACAGAAAGCTGCCGCAGTTGAGAGACTTGCGAAAGCACGTGCAGCAAAAGGACCTGCTAAAAACTTAGCAGTCCATGAATCTATTCGTGGACTGCCTGATGATCATTGGATATCACCAACAAAAGTCAAACAATGGTTGAAGTTTAATAAAACATTACTTTCTAGTATTAAAAGACAAGCCGACTCTAAAGATAAATCGGACCGGATTCAGTACCAGAGAATTGACACATATGTTAAAAATTTACAATCGTATCTTTCTACTGGTATATGGTCAGATATGAACTATGGTGAGAGAATGGAGTTTAAAACTAAATGGTTAGTAACCGCTTTAGCATACAACGAAGATGGTACAATTAAAAGAACTTTAGGTCATATTTACCCAGATATAGGGTTATACACAGGAGAAGATTGGTGCAACTAGGCGAAATGATGTTATCTAAACAAAAGTTTACTCGTATGATTGAAGACACCGTTATGAGAACTAAGTTGTCTCACATTGATGCAATCGTTCATATATGCGAAAAAAACAATCTTGAAATAGAGGATGTGAAAAAGTATATTTCTGAACCAATCAAAGAAAAAATTGAAGCCGAAGCTAGAAGGTTAAACTTTTTACCGAGAGGTAATGAACTACCCCTTGGTTAAAAAACTCGTTGACACTGGAGTATAAATAGTGTATTATATAATGTATAAAGTGGATAATTTGAAAATACTAAAATACAAGGAAATAATATGTCGTTTGAAAACTTAAAACGTTCCAAAGGGAACACCATCGCAAAATTAGTTTCTGCTGCAGCAGGTGAATCTGGTCCAACTGAAAAGAAGTCCTATGTGGATGAACGAATTTGGAAACCCACTGTCGATAAAGCAGGCAACGGTTATGCGGTATTGCGATTCTTACCCACAACTGAAGGTAATGATTTGCCTTGGGTTCGTTATTGGGACCATGGGTTTAAAGGACCAACTGGTCAATGGTACATCGAGAAGTCTTTGACTTCAATCGGTCAACAAGATCCAGTATCAGAGGCAAACACAAGACTATGGAACTCTGGTGATGATCGAGACAAAGATATTGCAAGGGAACGTAAGCGTCGACTGCACTATGTCTCAAATGTTCTTATCGAATCAGATCCGTCTAACCCTGCAAATGAAGGTCAAGTCTTTCTGTTTGTATATGGTAAGAAGATCTTTGATAAAATCTTAGATTTGATGCAACCACAATTCCAAGACGAGGATCCAATTGATCCGTTTGACTTTTGGGAAGGTGCTTCATTTAAACTGAAGATTCGTAACGTCGAAGGTTATCGCAATTATGATAAATCAGAGTTTTCATCTCCATCTGTTCTGTCAGAATCAGATGATGAACTGAAAGAGATTTATGATCGTTGTTATGATTTAAGTGAGTTTACAGATCCAAGCAACTATAAGAGTTATGCTGAACTAGAAGCAAGACTGCATATGGTACTTGGGCAAGCTGTTGCTTCTGATTATCCTGATCTTGCTATAACAGAATCGGCACCTGTGATGAAGGTTGCAGCTGCACCTAAGATTGCTTCCGATGATGAAGAAGATGATACTATGTCATACTTCGCTAAGTTAGCTGCAGAGGAATAAAATGAGTAAAACAGTTTTAACCAACTTCCGTATCGACGCAGATACCTATAAGAAGTTCAGAATATGGTGCATGGAAAATGATGTTACTGTGTCTGATCATATGAGAAACATTATCGACACAACCATTGCTGGTGAGTTAGATGTTAACCTCAAAAAAACTAGGCGTCCAGCAAAGATTAAGGAATCTGAGTTACAAGACTGGTTAAGTGAATGGGATTAAACGCGTAGGTTGATTACCTTGGGTATCCAGCTGGAGTACTGTGGCGTGTTGAAATAAGTACTTAAAATCACCAGAACAATCACAAAGGGGACTTCGGTCCCCTTTTTTATGCACTATTATATGCTTCGGTTAAACCAGTTCCAGTTTTTATTGGACTAGTTAAAGCAGGGCCCAAAGATTGTAAAAGCGTGGTTGATTGTGTGTTGGTGTCACCAATAACAGTAGTAATCGTGCTAGACATTAGCTCGGCCATTTGTTTAGTTCCTTCCGCAATCGCATCTGTTCTTTGACCTGAAATACCTGTTCCAATCACATCAAACGCTTGACCGATCTCTTTGACAGGTGTGTTTTTCAACCCCACCCCAAAGTCATAATCATCATCGAACATTACACCACTACCTTCATGTTCGAATGGACCACCTTCCCACATTGCATTGAGTAACGGTATTGCAAATGCGGTTGACTCAGCAATTTCTTTTATATTAGAAGTTAGATCACTAAAATCAGTTTCCGCTAAATTGTTTAATCCTCGACCAAGAGAATCTACCCCATTGGCGACTTTACCAAAGGAATTTAAATTATTTAAATTAGAATAATCCAAACCCATCAATTTACTAAGACCGACTGATATATTTTCAAAGATTGTTGGTTTGTCATCGTCAGACGTGAAGAAACTTAAAACATCACCCAAGGTGTCTGTGATTGAAGACAACCCTTGCGCCCCTAACAACGCAACTAACCCTACGGATGCTGAAATCGCAGCAGGACCAAACGCTACTAGTGATGCCATACCACTCAAACCAAGTTTGGCAATTTCGGCGAGACCTTCAGCAGTGTTCTTCATCAAGTTTTTTAAACCAGAACCATCAGTTCCAAATGCCTCGATTGCGGTAGATGATGCAGCTAACGCAGCAAAGAATGCACCAATACCAGCACCAATGAGACCCATACCAACAGCACCTTTAAATGCGGCTCCGGGCACTTGGCCAAAGAGTGCACCTGTTGCTAAAAGTCCTGCAAATAATTCGGTGCTTCCAACATTGTTTGCAAAAGCGCCTAAACCTTCAGCAGTGTTTTTCATTAGACTGGCTATACCAGAACCATCACCACCAAACTTCTGGATCGCTGCATCGTTGATCGCAAGACCAGCAAAGAATGCACCAATACCAGCACCAATTGCGAACATACCGAATCCAGCTTTTAGAGAACCACCTGGCCCTAACAATGCACCCATTGCTCCACCAGCGGCAATAAGACCACCCATTGCGACCAGGCCTTTGGTATCAGTTGCAGAGAATGCTTCTCCTAGACCAACCATGGTCCTTTTGAGTGCAGACATGTCTGTGTTGAGAAAGGATAATCCTTTGTCACCTAAAGCTAAACCGCCAAAGAATGCACTGATACCAAGACCCAATGCACCTAATCCTGCACCTATACCCGCCAGTTTACCAAAGGATCCTCCAAAACTAGATGACATACTACTCTCTGGTTTTGGCATTTCTCTCGCATCAATATTGATGGTGCCTGTACCAGCGTTCTCAGTAGAATTTTCTCTTTGTTGTGCTTCTCTTTGTTTCCGATCTTGCAACAAAACATCAGTAAACTTTTTCAAGTTACTTGTTTGTTTTTCGCTGTTGAATTTAATCTCTTCGAGAACCTCAGTCTGTTGACTCAGTTCTATCACAACATTTTCTAGTGTAAAATATTCTCTAGGTGCCATTTTGATCTCTGATTTGTTTTTCTTCTTCTAATGCCTGCATTAACATAATCATTTGTATTTCACGTTCCCAAGGCATCATATTGTCTAACTCTGTTAAAGTATATTTATGATGCCTCTGCAATAAAAAGTTAGTTTTGTAGTAATTTGCTAACTCTTCATGGGAGAGGCATACTAAAAAAAATTGTGTATTCCTTTTACTTCTATTGAATTGTGTTCACCACAATTGTCACAATCAAACTCAATGGTGTGTTTTATCTGAGGCAATGATTGCACAAACTCTGCAATGTTTGCAAATTGTGCAGATGTCATAGACTCTAGAAAAGCTCGAACAGTTTCTTTTGGTTCATCCGATATATCGAATCTTTCTTCTTTTGTGATAACAGCTTTGATGCAACTGCTGACAACATTGAAGGCGACCTCTGATTCATCTCCACCCTGTTCAATATCAAAATAACTAGGATATTTCATTTCAACCGAAACACTATCATTCACCTGAATCAAATTTTCAGTTTCAACAACCGGACATTCTATCAGATCTAGGTTTACAACAGTTTCGTTCCGTTGTTTGCACGATGAACAAGGCAAAAAAAGTTCTACGTTTTCTCCAACTGACTTGGATCTAATTTTAAGAAACAAGAATTCCAAATCAAACGTGGTCAACTCTTCTATTTTAATTTTGTTATCAGTACATGCAACAATTGTATCGGTTATTGCGTTTATTATTTGTGTCTCATCTTTTGTCTCATTCGCCATAAGAAGTATTTTTTCTTCTTTAACTAAGTAAGGACGATATTTAATTTTCTTACCAGTTGATGGTACTACTAACTGGTACGTGGGTGTTTCATTTAATAAAGGTAACGCCATAATTTACTCCATTATCTGTTAATAAAAATAGATGATTTTTGTTTGCCATTAGAAACAACTTCACCTTTCCAACTCTTGTATTCGAACTCTACTGTGATAGAACCAAATTCACTAGCATCATCACTTAAGCCGGTACTAGTAAATGTGACAGGGAAAGCTCGATCAATAATCCAATGATAGTTTGCAATGGAACTTTTACCAATGTCAATATCAATATCAATATTAATGTTTAAAGGTCCCAACTTCTTATCGAAGTTTCTACTAAACAATGGATAACTTTCAGCCCGTTCTAATTGATAAATGTGAATCGTTGCCACATATTGATTTGGGTATTTTGCTTCAAAACTTGCTTCGTTATCACTGTATTCTGGCAATATGAAATCTTGCCAATTTTGAAAGTAGTCTCGAACTTTTTGATTGTTCAATACACGAAAAGTTGCACTGATTGGTGGATTTGCATAACCATAAACTATTTTCTGGTTAGTGACACCCAGTTGTCTGTCCACACTAGTCATTTGTCTGGTTGGTATATCAATGTTGTTACACAGTAATCCCAGATCATATGCATTAATACCCGCAATGGTTGGAAACTTCACATAATATAAATTTGATTTTGTCAGTCCTCTTCCTTCGGATATAAGTGATTTAAACTCGTCTATGTTACCCAATTTAAGCATTGATCTTCATCCTAGAATCTTTGTATACTTGCCCTTTGTTACCTTTCCACTGTGCAGTGGGTAAAAAAGTTGCAATTTCCCATTCTGGAGCAGGAACCATAGCAAATTGACCTTCAACCTGTGATGTCAAATAGTGTTTGAAACACGGTTTGAAATATTTCATTTGTGCTGCTCGGTTTAAAAAACTATATTTTACTTTGAACCTTGTAGTGTCGTCGTATTTTTTGTTATTTGTTACGCCCATTAACTCATCAAGAAATTTGGCTCTTAATGGTATAGGTAAATAATGAAGGTTCATCCCATAGAATCCTTTTTCGGCGGGTCCTACTGCAATAATCAAAGGGAACGAATCCCAATACGGCAATGTGTCTCTGTGTTTGGCATCATAAAAGAACATAAACATATTACCAGTTATAGTTCTATTTTTAGACACAATGGGTTCCTCACGCATCAGTTCACGCCGGTTGACTCGCATCCTTTGAACTTTATTGCGAAACCACGCACGTGACTCTTTAGTTCGTGGAGTAATACCAGCACGAAATGCTTCTTGTTCGACGGTTTGGAACAGGTTTGACACTATTTTAGTACCTTGTGATTTAAATGTCTCATATGTCTATTTAGTCTTTTTTCTTCTATATGGTTTCATTTTCTTTAATGGTTTTAATGTTTTTGGCATTATACCCATCGATTGCAATTCGATCTCAGTCCATATTTCAAAGTGCCACTTGCGGTCTTTGCAATATTCTGCAGCTGCATCCCATTTGTTTTGGTTTTTAATATATGTCAATCCTTCACTGATATATTTTTTGGTTCGTTTATCGCCCTTGGGTGGCATGGTGTCTTTATGTGGTTTTACCTCAACCAATGATGTCTTACCATCGCGCCATTGAACCAAGAAATCCATATAATATCGGTGGTATTTTCTATCGACTTCGTACCAATATGGTATAACCACTTCTTCACTTGACCATGATTTGACATTTGGGTCTTTATCAAAATACATCATGCAGTATTTTTCCCACATACTTCTATAGATCACATTGTTAGGATCACCAGTGTATTTTGAGGAGTTTTTGACTTTATATCTTCCAGAGTATGCCATAAATCACTATAAATAACTGTATTAAAATCTTATTTAGAGTACCTTAATGGAAGACAGTCTGACAACAAAAAACTCAAATGAGTCTACTCAAGAGAATTCAGAAGAGATTGTTATCTCAGAAGAAACTGCTGATGATCAAGAAAATAAGACGCCTGATAATAGTGATGGCGTCGTAGATAAAAAGAGATCATTTAAATACCCTCTTACAATTTCTAATGATTTTCCTGCGAAAATCATATTCAAGGTGTTCGAGATAAATGATGACAGTATATTTGAAAAATCTGGTATCGCGATTGAAAAGGTTTGGGATCAATTGAAATCAGGATTAACCGAGGCTTTTGATGATACTGTGGAACAAGGATATGCTTATGGTTTAGAATCAGTGGGTAATGAATATGTCCCTCCAAAAGAGGCTAAACGAACACTCGATGATGCTGAGACAACACAACCACAAATTCAAACTTACGAAAATAAAGGCGTAGGCACACAAATAGGGTCCGTAACATTACCATTACAACGACCACTACGATATTCAGATGTTGCACAGTATGAAGGTGCTAGTTTGGGTATAATTGGTGGTTTAGCGAACGACGTTTTGAGTGGTAACAATCCATTTGAAGGCATATCTTCTAACGGCAAACTAAAATCTACTGCGGGTGCACTCGCAGCACAAGTTGTTGCACGAGGCCTTGGATCAGTTGCCGGTGCTTCAATTGGTTCAGTTGGTGGTATTGGTGGTGCAATACTTGGTGGTATCGCTGGTAGTAACACTGGAGAACAATTGGGTGGTGCTACCAAGAGTGCAACTAGGATATCATCTGCGCCTAATTTCAGAACACTATTTAATCATGTCGACATAAGAAACTTTTCTTTTGATTTTAAAATGATTGCTACATCTAAAGAAGAATCAGTTGCAATTAATAATATTATAAAACTATTTCGTCAAGAATTATATCCTGAGAAAATACCATTGGGTGCCACTGGTTTACCATTTGCATATAAGTTTCCTAATGTATTTGAAATTGAAGTTAAAAATAGATTTGACAACACTATGGGTTTCAAATTCCAAAGATGTTATCTCAGAAATGTACAGACAGTATTTAATGAGACTGCAACCGGCGTGTATGATGATGGCAATTTCATTGAAGTCAGTATAACTTTAGACTTCGTAGAGATAGTAGCTCTTGATAAACAAAAGATAAGAGATGAGGGTTATTAATGTCTAACTATTTTAAAAGTTTTCCAAAGGCCTTATACTTATTTGGAAATGAAACAACACCAGTTGCATACCAAGATCTATCAACTTTCAATAATTACATTAATTTGATATCTGAAGAGATTAGTGCATATATTGAATATGAAATACAAGATTTTGAAAGACCTGACAGTTTAGCTTACAAATTATATGGCAACAGTCAGTACGACTGGACATTTTTTTCAATAAATGATAATATTCGCGAAGGTGGTTGGCCTTTATCATTGCAAGATGCATTTGATCTTGCAACACAGAAAAAATACAAAGATTGGACATGTAAAGTATCATTTAACTTCAACAGTGCTGATAGTGCTGCTACCTTAGCCGATTTATATCCTGTTGGCCAGGAGGTTAAACTAACCGGCGGTTCAGGTGGTATCATGTATGTCAAATCTAAAAACTTACAGGTTGGGGAGATAACTGTTTATTCTAAAAATTATAGTTTCGACAGTGATTTCAGTGCAAGTTCTGCACTGTCTTACTCTATGGATTCTAATACATTGCCCCTTGCAAGTGTAGTAAGAGAAGCATACGGCACCTATGAATATCGAAACACAAACAAAGAACCCATTGATTATTTTTTTGATACCGAGGTTGTTCCTAAAATACAGGTAACCAATCTTGACAAACTGATAGAAGACAATGACAAACTGAAACGCATTCGCATTATCAAAAAAGAACTTATAGGGAATGTAGTCGGGAAATATAAATCGTTAATCGGTAGATAAGAATGTCTCAAGTTAAATTTGCTATTGTCGAAGCCATTGTTGTTACTACTATATCTGATGGGAATGAAATTGAGATTGATATCAAACCCAACATTATTGAGTTTCAAACATTCGAACACATCTCTAAACCCTATGTCGATGCGACATTATCATTTGTTGATGATTTTGGGTTGTTGAATCAACTTGCCTTTCGTGGTACTGAAAGATTTCGCATCACGTTTGGTCAAACTGATGATATTCACGCTCCATTATATACTAAATTCTTCTTTGTTAACAAGATCACCGATGTTCTTAAATCTAATGATCGAAGTGAAATACTATCAGTAGATCTTGTTGAAGACATTTTGTATATTGATTCGATTAAACAACTTAGTCGTTCATTTACGGCACCTATTGAAGAGATCATCGAGGAAATATGTTCAACAGAATTGAGTAAAACTGTCATTCGTGACGATTTTGATGGTTCTGCACAGGGCCCTCGCAAAATTGTAGTGCCTTACATGAGTCCTTTACAAACAATAGAGTGGTTAAAAACTCGAGCAACAACCAGAACTGGTTCGCCCATATACCTGAGAGCCTCTATATTTTCTAACAATCTATTTTTGTGTGATTTCGACACGTTGGTTAAAAGAAATGTTGTCAACGAAAAGTTGCCGTTGAGATATACTTCAGCGGAAGCCATGGTAAATGATGTTGATGAAAGGTCCAGAGCATATTTCAATGTACTAACATACAAAGAAATCAATAGTGGGGACATGATGTTAGACTATGAGAATGGTAACGTTGGTTCGTACTATGCCAATCTTGATGTTGCCAGTGGTATCACGTCTGGCAGTCACATTTCTGTTCGCGATATTATCACCGAGTTCTATTCTACTAATATTATAGCCTCAAATGTTGCACAACAAATATTTGATCCTACTCTAAAAATAGGTGATAAGTTATCAGACGAGTATGATTCATTGAGTATATTTCAGGTCACATCATCCAACACGTACAATCAGTTTATGAGTTATCATGACGAGACTGTACTGGTTGATCAAGACAATAACATCACCGAATCTAAACTTAAGATTAAAAATAAAATCATTCGTTCTATCTTAAAAAAGAACGTTATTGATATTGGTATCGAAGGCAGAATGGTGTTTGAGTCTAGAATCTCACCTGGCAATAAGATACGAGTCATATTCTTAAACTCCAATACTGCATCCACTAATAATGATACTGCCTCACAAATAGACAGACGAAAGTCTGGGGATTATTTTATATTGGCAGTCAATCACATATTCAAGGATGCCGGACATTTCACACAAATGCGGTTAACTAAAATCAATGAAGCGCCCAAAGTAATATGAATGTAATAAGACCTATACAAAAACAGTACTATGGTGATGACAACCGATGGTTCCTTGGTTATATCATTAATTCTGCGCCGCCTGCTGGACTTGAGGGTAGAGTTAAGGTTCGTATCATTGGCGTACACAATCCATCGACCAACGAGGTACCCGAAAAGGATTTACCATGGGCCCAGGTATTAATACCCACTACCGAGGGTGGTTCATCTGGTATTGGCAGGATACCCAATCTAAACAAGGGTGCATTTGTATTTGGTATATTTCTAGATGGTGTTGCATCACAAATACCATTGGTGTTGGGTTCGTTACCTCACACAGAATTACCAACAGCAATTCAATCGGAACGCCGATCAGATTTATTAGACACGTTTAATTATGATCAAAAACGTATTCAAAATGTTTCTATATCAACCATTCTTAAAGATGATGAATCAGATGCTGGCATACCTATAAGAAGGCAACAGTCTATGAAATTCTTTATTGACAATGGTTATACTGTTATGCATGCCGCCGCAATCACCGGCGCCCTTGAGATTGCATCTCAGTTTAAAACTTATGGTTCAGGTACAACGACTACCAACACAGGCCCTACGACCGTAGGAATTGCAAACTGGAAGGTAGATTCATCGGTTGGTAATCGTTATGCTGGATTAATAAAATTCGCCAACTCATACAAACCAGCAACAGATTGGAAACTATATTCTGTTCAACTACAGTATGTTTTATTT